TCGGCGTGGCACCCTATGAGGCGCTTTAACCACTTCATATGAGGCCGCCGCCGTTGCCGCCGACGTAGCCGGCGGGGTTGCTCCGCTGTTGCGCGATGAGCCGGGCCTGTTCTAGCTGCGCCTTGGCTGCCTCGCGCTCCCGCTGTAGCTGCAAGTCAAGCTGGTGCTGTTCCACTAGCTGCTGCATCTTTTGCTGGTGCTCCTGCGCGGCTAACTGGGCCTGTTGCTGCGCCTTTTGCTGGGCTATCTGAGCCTCAGTCTGTGCGCGTAGCTGCATGGCCTGGGCCTCGCTCTGCGCCTTCACTAGCTCCGGGTTCTGCTGAGGCTGGCCGCCCTGTTGGGGCTGCTGAGCCTGCGCAGGGTTCGTAAAGAACGACTCACCATTCGACAGTCCGGCATTTCTGGCCACCTCTAGCGCCAGCGAGTAGATGTTCTGCGAAGTCACCAAGGGGCCGCCGAACCCCTTCTGAGCTTGAACGATCTTCTCCTGTAGCTGGCCCATTAGACCGAGATGTTGCAGCACTTGATCACGGGAACCCGTACCCAACCCGACAACTACATCGACTTTAAGATTCGACTTCCACTCACGGGGATCGAACCGCAACCACTGGCCGGTAATTAGGATCTCACGTTCTTTTTGCTGGTGACGGATCACTAGACCGAGGATCTTTTCACACAACGAGCGAACGCCTTCGGCAAAATTACGTGCGAAATGCTCGGTTCGCTGCGATGCCGCTTGCTGCGCCAGATTGATAGCAGTTCCCGACGCGTACTTGTTCAAATCGTCGGGGCTCAACGTCATATTCTGGTTAGCAACACCCGTGCGGACTTCCTGTTGATGGTCAATCAATTCCATCATCGGAACAACAGCGCCTAAAGCGGTTGTCGGGATCTCCAAAGTCCCAATTCCCTCTTTATTGGCAACACGAATGGGCGAACCAATCGTCGGATTCAACAAATCGGTGAATGTCTCGTCGGTTGCGGCCATTTCATCAACGATCACGCGTGGCATCGTGGACAAATAAATTAAATCGAGCGATTGACGCCACAAAGTCGACTTGATCTCTTGTAGATCAACGACAGTTTCCGCCAGACTCATACCGATATGCTTATGGGCGAGCGGAATTGGTGTAATGGCGATAAACGGTACATCGTCCGCCGGCTCATTCTCGAATATCACTGAACCATGCCGGGCACTCACGATGCGCCGTAGCTCGGCGATCCCATCGTTGTCAAAGTCGACCTTCAGGTACGACTCCTCCAGGATGATTTCTCGCATGGCGGGGTCGGTACGATCATCGGCAAGCGGCCAGTCATCATCCTTTAGGAACCGACTCACGCGCTCACTGTTAAACTCAAACTCTTGTTCTCCGACCGCTTCCTCGATTAGCTCTTCATCATAGTCAAGCTCGCGGAGATCGCTCACCCGTTTGAAGATCCGCCGGCATACAAAGTGCCGGCCATCTAATGCGGTCGTCGGGGCTCGCCTCGAAACTAGCATTTCTTCCGGCGCGATATTATCAATCTGAATCCGACCTTCTTTCTGCCAGACCCGGAGTTTAATATCGTGCAGGGTCGGAAATTGTGGGTTCGGATCGTCAAGCGTGAAGAATTGCGCCTGGGGATCGGGGTTCGGATACGCGGATTCTTCTAGTACCTCAACGTCGCCTTCCTCAATCAGCGCTTGGTATTCCTGATCGTTTAGTCCGGTGTACTCGTTTACCTCGCTTTCGCCCGGTTTGTAGTAGACTTGGATATAGCCGTTTTTCTGAATCAGTGCGTCGCGGAACCAATCGCGTAGGAACTGGTACTTTCGGTTATCGTGGTTGATAATGTAGTTGATATAATCAGTAGCCGCGCGAGCCATCGGCTCGTCACCCGGCCGGAATGGCTCAATCTCGCAAAGCTTCTCAGTTGAGACGAATGGATCTAGGACGGCCGGTAACGTCCACTCGACGGCCTCGAATACGTTCCGGCTTACGACTTGGCTTCTCCCCTCTACCTCATTGCCCAGCTTGCCGCCTTCGTAGAAGTCTAGGAGCCGACGCCGCTCATGCGAGAGCCGCCCGCCGTCCTGGCCGAGTGCCTGATAGATTTCTGTACCGAGGATTGACCGTAGCTCGCCGTCGTCCATCGGCTCGGGTTTCGAGGATCGGCGCGGCTTCTTTGATAGGCTTGGGTTGCTGATATCCGAGGGTAGTTCTCCGTCCATTAGGCATTCGCGCCCCCATTGTGTTCAGCCTTCGGGGCTGGTTTCTTTACGGTAAGGTTGTGGATTCGCTTTTCGAGATGCGCCAGCACCTCAGCGAGCCTTGCGACTTCCTTTTCCAGCAATTGAACCCGGTTATTATCCCGTGTGACAAACATACCCATGCGGATATTTACTAAACGATAGCGAGCCGTGGTACTGGCATCGGCTGTTTGTTCGGGTTCTTGACATTCGCCATCGCGAAATATCTCAGTGCATCGGCACCATGCGAGTATTGATCGTGGTAGGGCTTGTCCGCGTACACCTTGCGGTCTTCATCCCAACGACGAGAATATGACCGTAAGCATTCGAGGCCACGCCCGCATTTCTCAGCGTCAAACCACATACGCGGAAGGATCATCCGAACCGCGTTTATTCCATCGGCAATACTCTCCGAGGGTAGGACTACCTGTTTGGAGATTCCAAGCTGGCGCAGCACGTCAAGCCGCGAGCGAGCCCCGCTAGCCGTCTGTTCACGGTGCCGGGCATCATGGGGGAAGATATGGCGGGCATAGTTGTAGCGGGCGCGGTGGCCTTCCTGTAGGGCTTTGGCGAAATAGTCCATACCCACATCGATATTCTCGATGTAGTCGATTGCCCATATCTGGCTCCCCGATTGCTGGATAAACCAGATTGCCGTACCCTCAACGCCGAGATCCCATGCGGTGAATACGGGGAGCATCGGATCATGCGGAACCCCTTTGATCCGTCCTTCGTTGTCCGCCTCTTCCATTAGCCGGTTGTAATAAGATCCGAGGAAACCCGCGCTCCATGAGACTTCGTACTCCTGCCGATACAGAGCCTCGCCGTTATCCCACCCGTAGGTGGAAATCAGGTTCTTCTTTTCCTTAGCCAATTTCTCGGGCGAAAACACCGTCGTCTTTGTGGCCGGTAATAGTTCGGTAAACCAATCGGGGTCGTTTCGATATTCCTGATACATGCGATGCGCATGGTTGTGGGTGCCCCGTGGCGTCGTATTAAACAACGCCCAGCCATCATTGCGTGCGACGATAGGGGATAAAAATCCCCACGCAGCGGGTGTACTTGTGGCCCACTCCGAAAATACCAATCCGACCGGGTTTGAGCCGATCAGATGGTTGTAGTTATCCGATCCGATAAGCTGGAATGTCGAGCCAATATCAGCACCCGGCGGCGCTATAAACTCGATCATCATTTCGTTTTCGAGCGTGCGCTTCCTGAGAAGCAACGGAAAGGCTTCGTCAATCAGCAGCTTATTAGTCTCATCGTTGATCGCAGTCCATACGGCCTTGCGGCATTGAGAAGAATGAGGAAGCATGAACCAATAGTTACCGGGGCGCTTCATCATCGAATAGGCGCACCAATGAAGGGCCACACTGTCCTTGCCCGCGCGACGATGCCACACATAAAGAGCCCGCTTGCCACCACCTACAAGGTGCTCCCATAGTGGGCGCTGGTAGTCCCGTGGCTCCCAATTGTGGGGCAGAGTTATTTCAGGAATTAGCCGCAGGGCCTCCGCATGGGTTCGGGTTATTTATCTCCCTTTGAATTACTTGGCGGTTTTACTGGCCTTTTTGAATAAAAGACCGGATTCTTTGGGTAGCGGAGATAAGGGGGAACCGTAGCCCTCCCACGGCTGTCATTAGGGGGGGTATGCCGGGGGGGTCGGTGCCGGGGGGGCAGTGCTGGGGTTCGCTTGTGAGTGAGCGTTCACTCACCCCGATGGTACACGGCGGGATGGGCGCGGCACTTCTCCGATTGCCGATGATATCAATGGCTTACGTGATCCCGTTCGGTGGCCCGTGGTACAGGTGGTACAAATGCTGCGCTGCACCATGATCAGTCGTCGGAGTCGGGCTCGGGTAGCTCGGCCGGCTGGTGCTCGATAGCCGCTGCCGTCGTACCGATCACGGGAGTCGACACCGTGCTAATGACGCGCGCTTGGGTGTCGCGGCTAAAGTCTTGAAATACAACGGTTATTTGGTTGTCCGCTTGTTTGTCCACTTCGTACTTCAACTGAACAGCAGTATAAGGCAAGGCAATCTGCGCCGCTTTATCACGGCGGGACTGCGGCTCTAGCGGGTCGTTGAGTATCGCCAGCCAATATTCTAACGGCATGACAAAATAATTCTGCCATTCAATGCCCTGGTGCCGCTTCATTAGATCAGCGACAAGTTGTTTTTGTTTCATAGGGTTAGGCGGCCTGCCCGCGCCCTCTCTCTTTCCGCCTCTAGCCATGTGTGCTGATTTTTACGAATCCCGTGTTATCATTTGCTCCGGGTATTTATCAAATGGGGAATCAAAAAGAGCCCCGGAGGGCTCTTTTAACTTGAACAGCGCAGGGTTGACCGAAAATCAAACGTGCTGACAGCACGTTTGATCGGAACCTTAGCAACCCTTTTTGCCGCCCTTCTTCTTTCCGCCTTTCTTCTTTCCGAACATGTTACCTATCTCCTGAATCGTGGGTTATACCGTCGTGGTGATATGGCGACATTGAGTCGTGCATCATCACACCATCCTTATTATGCGTACCAGCCTTGCCGCCGAGCTTCGCCTTTGCCTTCGCCTTAACTTCTTTTACCTGCGCCGGACTCACTGAGCCGGCTTTCTCAGCGCGGCCAAATGAGTCGTTCCGCAGCGACGGCGTGCGCCTTATCATTCATCGGAAAGCGCTTCCCTGGCAGCGCGTATTCTTTCTGCGGCATCTTCATTCGTTGCGCCGTGGTGAGCTTCATTCGTTGATCCTCGAAACGTTCGGTTATTTAGGCGCAAAAAAAAGCGCCCCGAAGGGCGCTTGAACCGGCTCGACTTCGTGCGGATCATTCGAGATCGGCGGTTGCTTCGGCTTCGGTTGCCGCTTGCCGGATGACAGCGGGATGGCCCGCCTCATCTTCGTACTGCTGAGCATCCCACACAAACCACTCGACCCGATCGAACCGCGTATGAATGGGGGCGACCGCATACCGCGAGTGATCCCCGAACAGCCGCTTGGGCTGCGCCAGTTGACCGGCCTTGGTCGGATCGTTCGTCATTAGTGAAGCTCCTATGAGAGCGCCCCGGATCGGGGCGACAGCGGCGTTCAACCGCACACAGATAATCCCACAACGGGGCGATCCGAGCAAGCAAAATAATGCACGTTACGTGCAGATTTTTGTTGCGGCTATCGGTGATCCTGCTAATATCTGTTTGCCCGCTGAACACGGGCTTGCCGCCCACATAGGAGATCCCGATGTCTGATTTTCGCCGCGTTAAGACCATCAACAGTCATTCCGGCTTAGCTCGCTTCCTCGCCGAGTGTGATCGCGAAGGTGAGGATTTGGTGATCGTCGGATATCTCGCCCAGGTACAGCGCGACTCCGTCCCTTCGTATGGCAGCTACTCTCCCGCGACCATGCTGTACCGTTGGGAAGGCAAGCGGGTATTCGTGAGCGAGGTGCGGCACCGGCGGTTTGAGGTTTATGAGGTTTCCGCGCAGATGTTGACGTTTAAGGATGATGACGCGGCAACTGACTGGCATATTCGGTTCCGTCGCCAGTAACCGAAGAAATTTCACGAAAAGGCCGCTTCGGCGGCCTTTTTCTGTTGCACGTTACGTGCAGTGTGCTACTATGTGGGTGCGGTTGAACGCCGCCCACATAGGAGAGCCCGATGGCCCGTTTCACAATGACCCGCGACTTCTACATTCCGAAAGCCGCCATGAAGGTTGCCGACAAGCTGTCCGACGCGGTCGTCTATCTCAGCTTGAACACCAAGGGTAAGCCCCGCGCTACGGTGTTTTTCGGCAAGCAAGCCAAGCCAGTCGCGGATTATTGGTATCCGGATGAGGCGCAGCGCGAGAAGCGGGTTCGCCAGCTATTCGAGGCGCGGCGCGCATACGCCAAGCGGGTAGCGGATCGGCGGGCCGAATCCAAAGCATTCCAACATACCGCGAAGCTCGGCGATATCTATCGGACTTGCTGGGGCTACGATCAAACCAACGTCGAGTTTTTCGAGATCACCGAGCTTCGGGGCAAACACGCGATTTTGCGCGAGATCCAAGTTGTTGCCGCAGACAACGGGATGGGTAGCGAGCGGGTGGTGCCGCAGAGCGGGGCTTATTTGGAGCCCCGTTATGAGGGCGACAAGCGGGGCCTGCCGATCCGCCGACTCATTCAAAACGGTTGGATTAAGATTGACGACGTGCGCACGGCTTCACCTTGGGGCAAGCGTGTCGCTGGTACGGTGATCGGAATGCCCGCCTCGCGTACCGCCTCCGGTTGGGGCCACTGAGCGCCCCCTTTGGGGCACCTGAACAACTGTTGATAGTGGCAAGGTGACAATGTCACCTTGCCACTTTGGAGTCGATCATGCGGGGTAACGTCGGAAATTTGAAACTTCGGAGTCCGAAGTCGGCCGCCATGTCACCAAGCGAGTTCAGCGACTCGTTAAAAGCCTTGGGTATTACTCAACGCTGGCTTGCCGAGCAAATGGGGAAGAATCCGCATACCGTGGGCAAGTGGGCACGGGGCGAGGCACCTGTACCACGCGAGGCCGCATTCATACTGGAATTGCTCGGGCTGTTACAGCTTACGGATTGTTGATCCCGTTTAACTTCCTTATGCCATAAGGAAGTTTGAGCATCCGAGCCCGGTTGAGCTTGTGGCGAGTCCGCCGCTCATCGTATTGCCGGGATAAGTGGTGTCGACTTCCCGTTGCTCCCGCAAAGCATCGCGCAATATCCGGTCATACGAAAGTTTCGGCTCCGGGTGGATTGGCGCGTATAGCGCATCGTCAATATGCTTCATCCGTGTACTTAGTTTCCGGGTTGGGAACGGCGGCGAAAAACTCCGCTAGCAAAAAGTCGATTGTTTGCGTGGCGAGCCGATTCAATAATTCTCGGCGGGCTGGCCCGCTGAGATCGCCCAGCCGGTAAAATCGACTCGGATGATTCGTGCGTAGGTAATACCAGAGTTGATCCGCCAGCAAGCTTGCCGACATAACCTCAGCATCGCGACTCATGTAGATCCGGGTCGATTTGGTTTGTGCGCGGTCTATCATCCTGGCTTGTTCCGTTATCGTGGCCCGGTAAACTTTTGGCCCGTATGCCGGGGTCTTACCCTCGCGAATACGACGTGCCACGTAATATCCCCGTTGCTTCGTTTGTCTGTCTGCTACCTGTTCCGGGGGTAGCTCGCTATACCGCTTGTTCGGCATGTCGGGTTATTTATCCCGCCAATGGTCAAAACGTGTTCCCGAACCCGGTTACCGTCGCCAGCCGTTTTTTGCCACGCTCAATTCGTCAACGTCAACGCCTAGCTCGAACAGTTCCAAGTCGGTGAACTCGTCTAGTATGAATCGATTGATCTCGCGCCTTGCATGTAGCTGCCGATCCGATAAGTGGACTCCGTTTCCCTCCAAACCTTCAAATTCGGTCAGCTTGCGGAACTGGCCCCGATCGATTAGCCCGGTGCTCAAATAATGGCTAGCGGCGTACCAGCCGATATTTTGGTCGATTTGCTCTGCGATCCTGGCAATCGCGTTGTCTAGTCGGTTCATACGTGTGACTCCTGTTTACGTGAAATTTTTTTTCGCTCGGTCGATTTGCTCGGCAACGGGGTTATCGCGTGGTGATCGCTCGACTCCTGTTACGCGTGGAAATCTTGCTCGCTCGGTCTTAAAATCAAGCTATCCCCGTTGTGATTGGGAAAAAAAATCTTCGGCCTCGCCCCTTGGCGGGACGGAGATTTTTTGACCAATTACGGCGGGGGTAGATGGAAGATTCTATATCTTCCATCTACACTTGTCCTAATTAGCTAAAGATCTGAGTCTTGCTTATATGACTCTTTATTAATAACGGGCCGCATTTTTGCGGCCTTAAAGACCGCATTTTTGCGGCCTTACCCGTAGCACCGCATTTTTGCGGTCTTACGGGTTCCACCCGGCACAACAACAGGTAGGTATCGGCATTGCCGTTCGTATCAGGTTGCGTGCGGATGAAGCCCGCCGCCTCTAGCTGGTCTAACGAGCGCTGAATCGTGTCCGGGCTCACCCGTAGCTCTGCCGCCATTACACGCTGACTGTTCGTGCAGATTTCACCACCACGGGCCGCCATCATCATCCACGCATAAACACGGACTGACATCGCGTTCACTCGGGCGGGATCGGCGAGGATGAGTTGTGGCGGCAGCATGGGTGCGAACTTATGCCGGTTAGCGGACTCGGGTAGTGGGCAGGGCTGCCGTGCCTTACGAACCGATTTGCCGGGCGCTGGTGCTGCTGTAGCGGGTTCCGTGGGCTTGGCTGCCGGGGGTATCGGTTGGGGCGCTTCCTGGGGCTCTGTAGGGGGTTTGGCGTGGCTGCGGTCCGAGCGGTTCTTTTCGCGAAGTGCTTTCCCCCGCTCGCTCGCCTCATTCAATTGCCGGTAGAGGCGCGCGAAATCTTCGGCCTTTTTGTCTAGGGGTTGCGGATTTTCGCCGTTCAACATAAATATTAGTCTCCTGTGTGGCTGGTCATGGGCTGCATGCGAGGTTGTTGTCACAAGTACACTCCTAAAACTGGCCGCCTTTCCTTTACCGGGGGCGGCCATTTTTTTACCATCGCTCAATGATGAAGCGGTCGACTTCCTCCCTGTCGAAATAGTTCCGATAGCCGATCCGTACCGGCTTGGGCAATTTGTCTTCATGCATCCGCCGGTAAAATGTCGCCCGGCAAATCCCTAGACGTTTCCGCGCTGCCTCTAGACTCTCCAAAGTCTTACCGGCAATTTGCATTTGATCCATATTTGCGTCCCTCCTGGGTGTCTCTCTCTATATAGACCGTGTCACAAAATAAATCATCGGTTGCTCTTGACGGCGAAAAAGATTGGTCAATATGTCTCTCCAACAACATTAGGAGAATTACACAGTGACAACGCGATTAGACAACAAGACAAATGCAGCGGATACAAAAGACCGAGGAGCGTTTGACGAGTATTTTCGGGGTCAACCCGAAGCAATTCTAAAAATCCTCGAAGGAAGAGAAGTCGAGGATAGCCTACGGGTGCTTGGCACTGTGATCGGTTACCAGTTGTGGCGGATCTCGGATCAACGTGCGCAAAGCATAGTGTGCGATTGGTTTACTCACGGGCTACGAAGTGCGCTTTCGTCTGAACACGCGGAGCGAACGATTCGCGCACGGGCCAATCGGTACGGATTCAATGTCCGGTTTCGGCGATACAAGCGGGGCGAGTTTTGGGAACTCCGAATGAACGGGAAGTTCGGCAATGTCCGTGCTGGCGAGTTTCAAACGCTAGAACAACTAGACGAATGGGTGACAACGCGCGGCGTCGAATGGATCAACGCCAACATCATCCCGCGACTTAAACCCGGTGCGGACTTCGGAGCGACGCCATGAAGGAAGTATTAGAAGTTGGCGGCAGGATCTACGAGAGCGGGGCTGTCGTGCGGCGACGGTACGGGATTTCCGGTGCCACACAGGCCCGCTGGATCGAGCGTGGACTTTTACCCGCCCCACTCCTGCTAGGGCGCAGGAAGTATTTTGAGATCGTTGAGGTGGCTAGCAGAGTCGCGCGGGGGGAGCCATCGCATGACGCGCAAAAGAAGCGGTAAACTGATTTGTTCAACGACATTTACCTAACATTTGATACCGAGCGGGGCATCTACACGTGCCCCGCTGGGCTCGACGATGTAACGGGCTCGCCTATCCCGGTGCGGCTGGTGCTGCCGAACCCGCGCGAGTACCGGCGGCACCGGGAAGTCGACGGGTGCCTACTTGTCGGGTTCGCCGATGGTGCGCACCGGGTCAACGGGCTCGCCACGGTAACCGATGATGGGGAATCGGTCATACTGTCTCGGCTGGTCCCGCATGTACCGTCGAGCCATAAAGTTTTGCTCGCCATGCGCCAGATGAGCGAGCGCCCTACAGTACGCAAACACGCGATCAAAAATGATCATTGATCCGCAAATCGCCCTAGTGGTGTTGGCTGCATTTTTGCTCGGCTTCAAATTCGGTAGGAGATCGCGTTGAGCGATCTCGCGGGCGAGCTAACGGAATGGCTCGCACTGAGCTTGTCGCTGATCGACCGGGGCGAGAGCTTGCACGGCCTGCTAGACAAGCTCTGTAAGACCATTCGGAAACGCGCGCAGGGTAAGGAAATGGCGGCATTGCTGAACCGGGAGCATATTACGCCGAAGCCCGTTCGTACCGCTGACGATGTATTACGGAACATCGCCAAGGCTACTAGGAAGAAACCCAACCGGCTTATGTGACGCAATCGGTGCCCCCGGACACCCTTTTTGCCCCTTCTGGATAAATACCAGAAAGCAAAAAGGGAGTTCTACATGATGACACAAAAACAGCCGAATGATGCGGCGACCGACGCCGCAATCCAGAAAGTCAAACGCTCAAACGATTCCTTTATTTCTCTCTGCCTATCTCATCTATTCGTGCCCGGTGTGCTGCCGGAAGTCTTTGCGGCCAGCCATGTCACGCGCGAAGCGCTGCGGCGGGGTTGGGTGCCTACGGATTGGCGGGCAGTGGGGCCGCTGGTGGTGCGAGCAATGGCACTCGGGCTGATTGAGCCCGTAGGGTTCGCCCTCAGGGCCAAAGGCCCCTTGGCTCACGTCAGTAACCATTACTGCCCCACGTACCGCTTGCTCCCACGCTAAGGCCGTCGCCCGACATAGTAACGGTGGCGCGAATATTTCAGCCAGTGCGATTTTTACCCCATCGAGTGTCAACGAATAAGTAGCTTTGGAGCCAACGCGGGTGGCAACGAAAAAGTCGGTTTGCCATTTCCGGCCGAAACATTTTATATGTATTTGGACGCGGCAGAATGTCGCACAACATGCCGCCACGTTTTACTTGCTGCGTCTCCGGTCACTTAGTAATGTGGGCTCGGATGGTGCGGCAAGTCTTGCCGTCCATCTAGGAGCGCGCGCAATCCTGTACCCGTTAGACTCGTCGGCCTTCATTGGTCGGCGGGCCAGTAAACCAACCCCCTAATACGAAAATCCCTTTCAATCCCCGACCCTGCCGGCAGGTTACTTACGAATGGAACCAAACCCGATCAGCGAACAATTTAAGGTCGCCGAATACCTTCTTAATGGACTGTTCTCAAATGGCAACCCACTATCCTTGATCTTTTCGGGGCCGCCCGGCTTTGGCAAGTCATATTGTCTGCGCGACTTATGTAAACGCTTCGGTCATCGCTGGCAGCCCGTTAGACCATCCGCAAAAGGTCTAGTAGAATACCTGAGTGAGCATGGCCGGAAGGCCGCTCCGCTGATCTTCGATGACTTTGATAATGCGTTTACCGACTCTGCTCTAATCCAAACCTTCAAGATCGTTTTGGATTCTCACGATGTACGCGTGCTGTCTAATCAGGTGCGCGGGGGCAATTACATCGCGCCCTTTCGGGTTACCTCGCCGGCCGTCTTTTTAACCAATAAAGACTTAACGAATTCGAGCCATTTTCCGTCCCGAGTCTGGGCGTCGGATGTACCGGCGTTGAAGGATCGGAGTACGATTATCAGCTTGCCTTTTGATGAGGCGGCGATGCTCGAATATACAATTGAACTCGCCCCGGTGGTGCTAGAGGCCGTTAA